AGTGCCATTAGATTGCTATTGCTCTCCCGTTGCGATTCATTGCTTGTCTGATTATGCCTACAACTGTTGGTGCGTTCTGTGCGATAACCGTAGCCGCTGTGCGTGGGTCTAGTGCGTTAACCTGTGGAGCGTAGGTTACATTGACAACTCCTCCGCCGCCGAGCTGATTGTTCGCGGTGATGTTGCCACTGCTGCCAGGTGTAAATAGCTCTGGGCCGCGCTCTCCAACAATATAGGAGCTACCGCCACGAACTGGGCCGCCATTAGCTTTGAAGAGTCCGCTTAATGAGCCACTAATTCCCTCTGCGATAGGGGCTGCTATTTGGTTTTTGATAATCTGACGAGCGACTTCATTCATTATGCTCTTGAACGCATCACCAAAGGTTTTCGCTTTCATTAGAGCGTCTGTGAGATTTGATTCTATAGAGCTTTTAACCGATGCCATTGCGGATTTTGCGGTATCGGATAACTCCACCAGATTCTTTTTAGCTTTATTAGTGCCTGTCTCTGAATCTTCTCCTAAATCTGTAAATGTTTTTTCCGACGCGGTGGATGTGCTTTCTAGTTGCAGTTTTAGTATGAATAGCTTAGTTTGCAGGCCGTCCAGACTGATTGCCGCCCTGCGGACAGGTTTCGCCATGTCATCCATTCCTGGTATAAACTCACGCCAGGCATATATAGCGGCCTGCATATCATAGATAAACTTGTTGAGAGCTAATGACATCTGCTCTAGCGACTCTAAAAAAGTGATTAAACCGTCAACAACCGCAACAGTCATCTCTTTTACCGCTTTACCCATTCCGCCACTTGAATCAATTTTACCCTCTATCCAGCCGCGCAGAGAGTCTGTTATAGTCTCAATAATTGGCGCTAGGTTAGCTACGATCTTGTTAAAAGTGCCTGAGAGGTATGCGCCAAAACGCATCATTGCATCATTTGCGCGTTCGACTCCGAGTAGGGTTTTCTCGCCGATCACTAAACCGAGCTTATCTGCCTCCAGCATTGTGTCGTGCAGTGCTACTTTGCCGCCCTGCAGCATATTAATTAAACCTGCGCCTCTTGCCCCAAACAGCGAGTAGGCTATATCTGCGCGTTCGGTAGCGTTCGACACGCCTTTGAGCATATCCGCAGTATCGCCAAGCACGGATCCTACGGAGCGCAGAGAGCCGTCTGCTTTTTTGGTTGCGATGCCGTATTTCTCGAATACATCTTTAGCTTCGCCGGTTCCTTTAGCTGCATCGGCAATATTAACTGCGAATTTTTGGATAGCTTTGTCAAGCTGCTTGGATTGAACTCCCGCAAGAGATGCGGCATGACGGAGTCGCTGCAACGCTTCTGCACTTACGCCTACTGTGCGTGACATTTTCATCAACTCGTCACTAGCATCGAGTGATCTTTTAATAAGATAACCTATACCCGCAATTCCTGCAGCGGATATCATTCCTGTTTTCAGCGAAAATAGAGAAGTAGCAACACTTTTTACGCCTTTTTTTACTGAACGGAAAGCTCGTTTAGTGCGATCTTTGGCGATAATTTTAATACTTACATTGCTAAGCCCAGCCACTTGCTACTCCTTATTTTTGCATACCAAGCCAGATAATCCAGCCTCTAAACTCATCTAAATCCATCTCTGCCACTTCTGCCACTGTCTTGTGGAGGTGCTCTGCAATACGGTACATCCACTGCAGATCAGGATCGTTTTTTACTTTTTTTCAATCTCGTCCTCATCCTCATTATCGTCACTGTTTATGGCGTTGATAATATCAGACAGCACTTCTGGATCGGTTTGATCTATAAGCGCATCTTTGTCGGTGAGGCGAAATACTCGCTTCCCCTCTTCATCCATCAATCTATAGATTAGAGTGAGGGCAAACGCCTCTGCCTCTTTTCCTGTTTGAGTTAGATGTAGAATTTCTGCAGTCTGGCGCAAATTTATGTGAGCGCGAATATAGACTACAGGCGCTACCCCATCCTTTTCCCAGGCTGGAATCTCCAATTTGCGTGGAGTCGCTTTACGAATAATGGAGTAGTGCGAGGTAGCTTGATTAATTAAACTCACGCGACAGTCGCCTCATCTAGTACGCCTTTAAATGTGAAACTAGCGGTGACAATATCGCCCTTTGATCCACTTATAGAGAATGCTTCAATTTTTGCCGACCCGGTACGCTCAGTGTCGCCACTCTCTAATCCTTCTGGTCCAATGTGGAGAGTAACTGTTGAGCCTGGAGTCATTGCGCCCTGCCCGTTAGTATCGGTCTCGTCCCAATAGCACTCAACATTGCCGCCGCCTTTTGTGATCCCATCTGAGATGTATGTCTCTTCAGTGTCTCCCATTGATGTTGCTTCGACTAGGTCTATATTTTCGTCATAACTGTAAGATTGGATCAGCGCAACGACATTACTGCCTACCTTTACCGATCCGCTATTTCCGTGATGTGCTGCCATTTTGCTGCTCCCTGGTTAAATTGCTATATCCGGAGTGGACATAGCGGTAAAATAAGTCAATTTATAGGTGAGCGTTATTACGCCGACCTGTTGCGTACCTTCGCCACTTAATGCGGCGCTCATACTGATTAAAGTTGTATCTTGTGTTAATCCGCTGTGGGTGATATCCGTAGCCATTGCGACTTCTATCTCTTTAGATATCGTGTCTAGCGTGTCGAAAGCGGTGGTTGATACAGAAACATAGCCCTCCAAGTTGAGAGTTAACTCTCTGATTAGTACGGGATCAGCTCCCATTGTATGCTCACTAACTGTCTCTGCAGCAGTTACCACATTAATAGCGGGGAGGTCACTGTCGTTCAACGGATAGAGTCGCGCTTTATGCACATTCGAGCCGGTGGTCGTTAAACCTGTAAGCTCTGTGGCGAGCTGATCGCGGATCTGTTTACGGATATGATCTGCCATTTTATGTTCTCAGCACCAGCAGTGAAGTCGCACCAAGATCCCTTGTATCTGTGATAGTGTAAGTTGTGGCGCTTATTGCGAGCGTGTCGCCTGAATTTACGCCATCAAGATCGCTGCTTTGACATGTTGCGACTGCGGAGACACCGGAGAACGGTGCGTCACCCAGGCGCTCTTGATCCCACTCTTTATTGAAGATTACATTGATTGAGACGCCCGCCCCTCCGCCGATGGTGAGCGTTGCTGTATCGGCAAAGTCATCGGTGTCAAAAAATGGGGTTAAATCTTCTGTAAAGCTCATTGTTCTGCCCTATTTGGCTACTTCTACTGCTTCTACTGCTTCTGTTTTTGGTGCTGCCTTTGGTGCTGCTTTGCTTTTTACGAGTTCAGCTTTTCCTAGTGAGATTAAGATTTTTCCATCTCGGTCTGATACTTCTGCCTGTTTGCCAGCTTTAAGTGATTTGCCACTTGCTCCGACATTTGCTAATGCTTTTATTTTCATTGTCTATTCCTGTCTGCTTTGGTTAAAAACTCCCCCACCGATTAAGGTGGAGGGGTATTTACTCTATCGCTTAGGCTGTTGTTCCTTTTGCGAAGCTCTCTGCGTGACGCACGCCGATATCAACATCTTGGAACGCACGCAGAACTAGTCCGCCTGCAGCTGCCTTTGTTGCTGTATCTGCTACGATATCTAGCACGCCCCACATTCCGATCACTAGCTGAGTGAAGTCACCAAAGACCATTGTGCCAGTCGCCATCTGGTTAGAGATGATTGCGTTGTAGCCGTTGATCTTGCCATTCTCTAGCACCATGATGCCGCTGCCGCTATCTTTTGCTGTCTGCATTAGAGTTCCAGCGTTAGTTGCGTTAAGCACATACGCCATCCCTTCTGCTGCTGCATTATCAACTGCAACTGCTGACCAGAGGTCTACCATTGCGCCAAAGTCTGCGATTCCGCCCGTAACAGAGCCGATGCCTGTAGTATTGGTGATGCCTGTTGGCTGACCGCTTGAACCAGAACCAGAGAGGGCTGCTAGATCAATCGCAAGAGCTGCTCCACGAACCATATCGTTACGGATCATCTGCTCAACACTTGGTGAGCTCTGTTTAAGCAGTCTGCGACTCATTGCTACGCCGCCAGATACGGTTTTAGGAGACAATGCAAGCTCGCCTGTTACTGCTGCTGCATCAGCTGCATCTGCATCTTCTGCGACCCAGCCCCATGCTGTTCCTGTAGTGAGTTTTGGAATCTCTATATTTCCCTGTAGTCCACCCAAAATTTGAGCGCCTGCGCCAGCTACTACTGAGCGATTAGTTAGTGCGTCAATAAAGCTATCGCCAAGGTGATCTGTTCCGACCATCTCTGCACCAGCAGCAGAACTGCTTGTTTTCATCGCGGCACGCTGACCATTAAAGATATCAGTTGGCACGAAGAAGCCACGAGCTGAACGCCCTAGTTTATCTTCAATCGCTGCTGAGGCTTCAAGCTCGAAGCCTGCATCTTTCCAATTTCCTGTGACCGATGCGTTGATTGCACGGAATAGTGAATACTCTTGTTTGTCTTTCTCTGACAAGTCTAGGTTAGGTGTTTCCATTTCTGCGCGCTCCTGCGTTGGGTTGGTTTTGATCTCATTTAAAATTGCAACTCGCATCTCATCGATGCTTTTTCCATCTTTCACGAATTGGCGTGCCAACTCTGGCTGACTGTACTCACTGCCTGCGTCCAAAATTGACTGCACTCGTGCAAGTTCCGATTTTGCGCCATTGCTTTCAGCGGTAGTGCGGACCTCTTCGATATTGATTTTTGGCTCTGCAACAACTGCAGCAACTGCTTCTGGTTTTTCTGACATAATTGCTCTCTCTATATAAGTTAAATTTGTTTGATGCTCGCCCTCTGGCTCATCAGCTCTCCCAACTTGCGAGCTTGCGTCAGCTGGTACAGTGACCATGCTAATCTCCATTGGCTCCCAATCGATTGCGCGATTTTCAGAGGTCTCTTCATCTACTAAAAATTTGTGAATACGATATCCGACCGACACATTGCGGAGGATCCCATCTTTCACATCGTTAAACATCTGCTCTGCGCGCTCGCTCTTGCCGAATCGAACAGTTGCCCTGCCCTTTTTGTCAGAATCAATACTCGCTTTTTCTACAACCCCGATCAGATCGGAGTGGTTATGCCCGAACAAGAGTGGCGCACCATCACGCAGCCGTCCAAGCCGCACGCTAGTACTCTCATGGTCAAGAATCTCGGTACCAAACCAGCGATCCACTGGCTCTTCTGAAGAGAATGCGATATCTACCGTTCTGCTCTCTTTGTTAATTGCTGCACGATCTAGCTCATAAGAGCGGTTGAGCGTGCCTGTTTTTAGTTTAGTCTGCTGCATCTGCTACTTCCTCTTTCGTTGCGGGTTGTTCGGTTGGAGACTCATCTGCCCCTAGCTTGATTCCATATTTATCAAGAAGCTCCTGCTCTCTTGCGAGCTGCTCGACTACATCTTCAAAATCTACGCCTGCTCTTGCGCAAACTTCTGATCGAGTCTGCACGCCCATCGCAATTCCCTCTGCTGCGGCTTTCATATCTTTTAACGGATCGACCCAGCCGAAACCACGAGGACGGAACTCTATGCGGGTGAATTTTGAATATTTCTCTGCAGGGAGCGCAACCGCTTGAGTTAAGAGCGCAGATTGTAACCACGCTCTGTAGATAGGGCGGTGGAGGCGGTCGATTAGCCATTTCTGATCTGCTCTCCAGCGGTCGCGCTCCTCTAGCGCACCTTGACGAATTGAGGAGAAGTTGACTGACTCTAAATCCCCGGCAAGGCTGGCGTAAGTGACATTCAATCCTGCAGCAATCGTGCGCAGCGTGGATTTGACGAATGGGGCATAGTTGCCGGCTGGGTGTTGTGGGTCAAATGACTTAAAATCCCACCCTTCTGGCAGTTGTTCAAACATTCCCGGCTCTGCTTCTGTCACTAATGAGCCGCCTGCATCTTCCTCGCCGTACTGCTCACCCTCAGGACTTGTAAAAAATCCCATCTTAGATGCGGCAATTCTGGCAGCGATCAGCTCACCTTCCTGATAACCGTCCAACTGTTTAAGAGCTCCCATTACTGAGGCTATCCAAGGAGCGAATCTCACTTGACCTGGTCGCTCTTGCTTGCCAATATGGAGAATCTCTTCTGCAGGGATGCGGGTATAGCTCGTGCCGCGCAGATATGTACTGTTTTCGTGAGCGGTGCGAGTTTTTAGATAGTAAGCGATAGGGCGGCCCAGGTTATCAAACTCGATACCTAAATGGATTGAGTTGCCGTTTTTGAGCTTCTCTTCGTTTAGAGTTTCATCAATTCTGCTGGGGTCGATCAACTCAAGAGTAAATGCAAAAGGGTTATCGCCCACGATGCGATGAGAGCGGATAAACACCTCTCCATCTCTTGCGACCCCCTCAATTACCTGCCTCTCGATATCTAAAAAATTGGAGCGCCCATCAAGTGATGCGTATTGACTGCCCCACTCTTTCCACCCTTGCTCTAGTTTCTCGTTTGCGTTGGTGTCAAGTTTGCCATCTGGGTTGACTGACATTCCCTGCAGCGTTATCCCTGTTCCGCCAATAATGTTAGTTTTCAGCAGGTTAAAATAACGACCGACATAAGGGTTATTAAGTGACAAGTCACGACTGCGTCCGCGCAAGGTTGCGAGGTCGTGGCGCAGGGTGTCGTTAATATGACCGCTCTGCATTGTCCAATCAGATGTGAGGCGGTTAATTTTTGCCCCAGCATAACTCCGCTGGGACTTGGATGGTTGGGCTCTTTTAAATATTTTTGCGATTATTCCCATTATCCAAACCTTGTGAAAATGACTCTATTTGAGGGGAGACCTTTGCGGATACGCTCTGCGTTCTGCTCTCTTGCGACTGCGTTTTTATAATGCTTCTGCAGCAGAATAAGGTCAGAGATGGGGGTTCTGGAGAGCGAGCGACCATCGATTGAGTAAGATTCTTGATCTTTGCTGGCACGCCCACTCATAACTGCGTTAATTGCATCAAGTGCGATTTTGTTTTGAGAGCGAGGATCTGCGCTGTTAGTGTCGCGATTAGCGATCACCTCGAAGCTCCCGTTTGTGATAGTGATGCGCTCGCTGTCGCTGTCTCTAATTATATAGAGCTGCCATTGATAAGTCCCTGCGCTATAAGCTGCAGTTGTGGCGCTCTCTAGCTCAATCAGATAGTTGTCGCCTGACCCTGTGGCTGTGATCTCAATTTCAGTACTGCCGTCACTCTCTAAACGAGCTGCATATTTTAGCGTGTACTCGTCGGTAGGGTAGTCAGCAGAGAGCTCGGTAATCTTCCAAGCGGTGCGGTCACCAGCTATGATGCGGCTGGCGGCGGTAGTTGGGTAGTTGGCTGAGTTAAATTTATTAGACATTCCCTTCAGTATAGAGAAATGTCAGTCTAGTTTTTAGTGCAAAACGCTAGACTAATTATTCTGCAGGTATTATTCGTTTATTATTTGATAGACTCTGGCTCTGCTTACATTGTAGCTGTTGCAGATGTCTCTCATATTTTGCCCGTTAAATTGTTCTCTGATCTCTGCGTTTCTTTTGGCGTATGCGGTTCGGGGTTTTGATTCGATGTAACGGCTCTCTCCTCCGAGTTTGTTGCAGATATCATCCTCTAAATCTTGGAGGAGCATCTCTAGCCGCTCTTGCTCCATTTCGCTGTTGAAGCGGCTGCGGACTGCGCCTATGATTTTTTGAACTACGCCCATTTTTTAGAAGTTTGTAGCGAATCCGCCCTTTCTGCGGCGGGTTGGTTTGCGTCGGGTTGGCGTTGGCAGTTCCGGTTCCGGTAGTTCTGGCTGATCTGGCTGCGGTTCACTTCCTAAGCGCTCTTTTAGCAGGTCCCAATCTTTTTGGCGCATAGCGTGAACCCTTATTTCTGGATGGTGCGCTGCGGCTACTCCGTATATCCAAGTATCTAGGCTCTCATTTCTGCGCCCTTTTCTCAATACCCAGCGGTTTTTCTCTGGATCGTAGACCTCTGCGGTTAGCATTTTGTAATAATCTTGCTCTAAATCTTGGTTGAAGTGGATCATGCGCTCCGCTTCTGGTACATCCTCATCCCCTTTTAGTCGTGCGTAAAGGGTGTGCTTGCCTGTATCAACCCCCACCAACCAGAGCTTGACCCCTTTTTTGATGACCTTGCCGCGATAGTTGACATCTTGAATTGATGGACGACCCGCCAGCAGTGCGCCGCCTGGTGTATTTTTCCCCTTAATTGCCATCAGGCGGCGGGCGCTCATCCCTCTTACAAATTGGTAGACCTCGTGGGTGAAGTGGCCGCCTGAGTCGATTGCGGTGGCTTGGATCGTCATCTCGTGTCCATGTTGGTTGATGATCGGGGTGTTGAGGACGGCAGTTAGTTTCATCCATAATTCAGGTCTGCCGGGATGACCAGGCATTTCAAAGTAGTCTATAACCCACACTTTTTCCTGGCGTCCATGGCCTAAGATTTGAATTGCGAGGCGATTATCTTGGGTGTCCACGCCTGCGGTGAGAATATAGCATCCTGTTGGGATAGTTTTCTGCTGCCACGCTTCTGCTCGCTGCTCTAGTTTTTGATGTTTGAGGGTGTTGGAGGTATCTTCCCAGACTTCGCCTAGCGTTGTGTTGATAAAGCGTTTCAGTTGGGCAGGGTCTGCGTGTACTTTCGCCCACTCCTGCGCTAACTCTACCCACTTAAAGCCGAGACCGATTGGGCTGTAAAGTCCGTTTAGGTGATAGCCTCTTGTTTTGCTTTCGGGGTTTTGAGCTATCCAGCGCCCATTGGCTAACATTGTGGTTTTGTGGCTTTCGCTGATCGCGCTTCCGCACTCTGAGCAGGTGTACCAGGCTTCGGTTAGTGCGTTATTCCAGCCAAGATTACCCCAGACTAGATGTTGCTCGTGGGCGCATTCTGGGCAGGATAGAAAATAGCGGCGCTGGTCGCTGTCTTGATACTCTGCGTCAATGCGGGAGGCGTGTTTGATTGTAGGGGTTGAGACGAGCAGGGTTTTGCGGCGGGGGAAGGTTTTTTGACGCTCATCAATCAGACCTAGTGGATCACCCTCGCCACCAACATCCCACGGGAAGCGGTCCACCTCGTCACAAAGCACGAAGCGGATCGGCATTGAGGCGAGAGAGGCGGGAGAGTTTGCGCCACCCATTACCAACATTCCACCGGGAAAATCTTTGATTTCGTCCGAGTTGGCCTTGTCTCGTTTGCGCTTTACATCAAATATCTGCCGAAGCACGGGGGTTTCATCTAGCATGGGGTGGAGTCGCTGCTTCACCCAGCGTTGACGCACCTGAATGGTTGGCACTACAACAAGCACAGGTGCTGGGGCGTGGTCCATGATGTAGCCGACCCAATTTAAGCCAACTTCCGTTTTTCCGAGTTGGGCGGCGAACATTAATACCACGCGCTGCGTTGAGCTGCGCTCTGATAGTGAGTCCATTATTTCAGCAAGATATGGGGTGCGGGATGTTTTCCAATTGCCCGCTTCAGATGAACCTTTTGAGGAGAGAACGCGGTGAGCGTCTGCCCATTGGGAGACCGTAAGGCGCTTTCTGGGTTTGAGCGCTTTGGCGAGAGAGTTTAAAAAGAGGGGGGCGGCTGGCTGCATTATTGAACCTTGACCGCTTTTTTGTTGGTGAAGTTTTCCCAGCGCTCGATTATTACATCGCAGTATTTTGGGTCCAGTTCCATTCCATAACATTTGCGGTTCTTGTTCTCTGAAGCTATTAGTGTTGAGCCAGAGCCAAGATAAATATCAACAACTAAATCATTATTAACGCCCCATCTGTCAAAAAACCATTCAGCAAGTAATGTAGGCTTTTGTGTTGGGTGTACTCTTTTTTTATCAAACTCTTTTGATGTTCCAAATATACCAGCCCATTTAACCCTAGCAATATCTCGCTTGTGTCTATTTCTTGACCAGCACAATTCAAAGCACGACCCATACATTTTATCGCTTGATTCATCTGCTTCAATATCATCAATATCATTTGCTCTCTTATCCCAGACAACCCAACTGCCATTATTTTTATCAACAAGGTATTCGGAATAATAATCAGCACCCCACAAGAATATTTCCTTGCAATAATCAAAACACTTAAAAACATTGTTTATAAAGTCTGGATTAAAATCTTCGTGGTCGCCAATAACATTATCATACTTGTTTCCAGTTTTGTTGGTCATAGACCCACTAGCACCCATAGCAGAATAATCAGCATCAAGAAACATTCCATAAGGCGGGTCAGTAAACACCATATCCGCTTTCCGTCCATCCATCAACCGCTCCACCGCGTCAATGCTCGTGCTATCCCCACACATTAGCCGATGGTTTCCGAGCTGGTAGATCTCTCCAAGTTTGGTTGTTGGGTTGACTGGCGGCTCTGGGATGGGTAGCTCGACAACCTCCTCTTCTGTGTCAGTAAGGAGGTCGTCAAGTTCTGCGTCGCTGAATCCTAAAAGTTGAAGGTCGTACTCCTCTATTTTGAGCGCTTCGAGCTCTTCGTGAAGAAGCGCTTCATCCCAGCCAGCGTTAAGTGCGATCTGGTTGTCTGCGATAATATAGGCACGCTTCTGGTTTTCACTGAGGTTGCTGAGGCGAATACAGGGAACCTCTGTCATTTTAAGGCGGGCGGCTGCCATAGTGCGTCCGTGTCCAGCGATAATCATTCCGCTGTCGTCGATAAGTACAGGGTTTGTCCAGCCGTACTCTACAATTGAGGCTACTACCTGCGTGATCTGCTCTTCTGAGTGGGTGCGGCTATTGCGGGTGTAGGGGGTGAGCTCTTTAAGCGGTATCTGTTCAATCTGCATGGTGGGGAGGCTCCTGTTGAGTTATGCTGTGACTTCTTCTATTTTTGAGTTTATAGCCCTACTAGCGGCGCTTAGGGCGTGTTCTATGTGATCTGCTAGTAATGCGTGGATGCGCTCCTCGTTATGCTCTACAGAGAGTTCTGGGGCGATCTGATCGGGTATGCGTTCGAGCTGGGTGCGTAAAATTGCGCCTGCGTTGGCGGCGATGGCTCGTACTTCTACTGTTTCCATTACGCTGCCCTCGGCTTTTTTGTAGTCTAGCTCTGCAGATTGGGCGTCTGCTTTCATTTTTCGGGCGCGGTAGAGGTTGAAGGCGATAGCTGCGTTGGCGGTTTTTTCGTCCTGACTGACAATTTTGGCGGCTTCTGAATTTTGGGTGGCACGGTGCGCATCCCATCTCTCTACTACATCATCCCTGTTGTGATCTCTATTCTGCTCTATGAGGGCGATTGAGGGCTCTACATCTACTTTGTCGTCAACCATTACCAACTGCCCTGCTTGTTTAAGCTTGGTGATGTAGGATTTAGCTTTGCCGATATGGTTTGCGAACTCTGTTTGATTTAAAAGCATAGTTATTCCGTTGGTTGATTATTTTGCTGAGGGTATGTTGAGGGTATGCTGAGGGGTAGTGCTGAGGGGTAGCAGTAGTTAATCATCTGTTTTATTTATCTTTTATTTTTTGCTGAGGGGTGCGAGGGTACATATATATGTTTTTTTTATAAAATAATCCATATTATATATATACACGCGTGCGCGTTATGCCCCGTCAGCACCCCTCAACACTATCAACAGTCCTGCTCTGGGCGTGAGTTGCGCTGTTTCGTACCCCTCAGCATACCCTCAGCAGCCCTCAGCAAAATGGGCGTTTTTCTATTCATGGTTAGTCTCCTGACTGAATTTAAAGTCTAAAGTGCAGCGTGTCATATACTGCACCTTTGTCTCGTCGGCTCTTTTCTGGTACTTCTCTTCTAATTTTTCGTGAGGAATTAGGATCACTCTGGGTCTTTTGGCTTTTTTTCCGTTGCGCTCGTCAAGAAAACTCTCATAAGCGTGCTGATCTGCCTTTTTGTAGCCATCTTCTTTGCTGACTGCACCTATGAACAGATTGGACTCTCTGGGGAAGCGCACGCCGTTGGTTCGACACCAGCGCAGATATACTTGATAGAGATCCATAGTTTTGCAGTGACAGATAGGCACGCCGTCCACTTCTCCACTAGTCCATGAGAGCAGGAAGCGTTGCGGGGAGTCCATTCCAAGCAGAATTAGGTCATCTTTTGCCTGTGTGTGCGGCGGCTTAGAATGGGTGGTGAAGTCACCGAGATCAAGATTAAGTAGATAGTCGTGAAGCGCTGCGATAGCGTTCTCATTTTTAAGTGAATATGCGACCTCACTATAGAAACTTAGATCCATTTTTGGAGGGGTGCGCAGTACAACATAACGCCGATCGTCTTTATCAATTGCCAGCGGCATGTGCTCATTTGATAAAAACACAAAGTTAACATGGTTGCGCTCTTCATAAGCTGCTACATTTTTAGTGTTGATGATGATGTTGTCGCCTGTCACCAAACCTTTGAGCCTGTTTTTGGAATGGTAGACTTCGGAGCGTGCCAGCACTTCATCTGCAATCATAAAGAGTTTGCGTGATGCCCAGTCCGTAAACTGTGAATCAATTGTTGGCTGGTCGATGATGCGGGCGTACTCTCCATATATTTTTGCGTAGGCTTCAAAAAATAGGTTTTTGCCTGTACCTTGTCCACCGTGAAATACGAGTGCGGTTTTCATCTTTTTGCCGGGGTTCTGAATTGGGTATGCGAGCCACTTGAGAATCCAATTGTATACTTTCATCTCTGGATCTTTTTCATAGTTGCAGAGGTACTGCAGAAGATCTAGGAGTAGTTCGGGATTGCCCTTGTCTGGTTTTGTGGGCCAGCCGCCCCAGCCGTTGCAGGTGATGTTGGGTTGATCGCCAACGGGGTCGAACCCGACATTCTCAATCTGTACTTGTTTGATTCCCTCTATTTCTGCTCGCTCTTTCATTAGTCGCCAGCCACGCTCTACCATCATATCCTGCGCATCTGATTTTGAGATAAGTCTGCGCAGGTCGTGGTCAAAAATTGTTCCGTTGCCCGGTATAACTAAACTAAACCTTTCAAGCGCCTGATCTACAGTAACTAAACTGACTCGACCATTTCCCCCGCCCCCCGAGGTGGAGAGCCCCGCACTAGGAGCACCTAGCGCAGCTCGATCACGCCAGCCTAATTCGTCAATCTTAACTTCCAGCTGGTTGCGGACCGCTTCAATACCTGCTATTTTTGCTAGATCATTGAAGTCAGTGTCGCCTTTTATGCCTTGTTCTCTGTCTGCTCTATGCTGTTCACCAAAATCAGGGAGTATATAGGCTCCTGAGACTGACATTGCGGCTCTGGATGCGTTAGTTTGCCCTATATTGTTGATATCATCGTCTGCGCAGATTAAAAAGCGGGTGTTTTTGTAGCGTTTCTTGATATTTTCGGTCGCTGGGGTGATGTTACCTGCATCCCAAACCACCGCAACAGGGAGATTTGTTGCGTCGTGAAGGGTTGCGGCTGTTGCGTAGCCCTCTGCGATAAGACATATCCAGGTCGGAATCCCTCCAAACTGAAAATAAGATCCCTTTTTTGCGAGTCCGTGTGGCCAGAAGTCTTTGTTTCTGCCCTTTTTCTTGACCGTTTCCTTGTTGCCGTGAATGATCTGCAGGCCTACGATCTCTTTTTTCTCGCCCGTCATTGGTAAAACGAGTGAGTCAGCTGGTGAGAAGCGTGCGCCAGGATACCATTTCACCCCTTTTTCTGCTAAATATGGGGATTCGCCGCTGTCGCTGCAGCGGTTGAACATTTTTTGCGCAGCATGAGCGGCTTTAGTTGCCTTGCGGTCACGCTCTGCCTCTGCCTGTTTTTTGTTCTCCACCATCTTTTTAGTGATGGAGGCCCGCTCCTCTTTTGTGATTGAGTGGCCCTTTATGTCTACTTTTTGAGTACCTGCACCATCTTTCCAATTTCCGTAAGTGCCGACATAGAGTTGATCGCCCTTTTCGGTGATGATTTGATGTATTTTGTACCATCCTGACTTTGTGCCAGCGCGGTCGCCAGGTGCTTTAACTCTGATTATCCTATCTAATACAAGCTCTTCAACTTCGAGCCCGTAGGTTGCCAACTGCTCTAGGCAGTTTTCGTAGTTTGATTCACTCATCGAGCGGTCGCCAGCGCTTGCATTAATGTCTTTTCAAAATTCTTTTTAAACTTGGAGGCGACTACGCCCTGTGCGATCTTGTAAAAAGGGAAGCGTTTTTCATAATTGACAGAGCTTTCAAAAGCGACCATCAATTTAACTCCCTTGTTGCGCTTGCCTCCGGTGCGCAGCCAGACTCCAGATATTCCATTAATTGTGGCGATGAACTGCTTCTTCCCTTTGACCAGACCTTTGCGGCGGCCCGCAATATTTCCAAATTTGTTTAGTTTTTTATTGCGGGTCGGGACTCCGATCTTTCCTCCAACGCCAGCACGAGTGCCGCCCTTGACTTGATACTTTAAATATTGCGCCTGAATATCTCTGATAAAAACTCGTGCTTCGAGGGTGCTTTTTTTGGCTGGGGTGATTGCTATTGAATTTTGAGTAAATTTTGTTGGTCGATCTAACTTTTTAACCAGCTGCACTGTCTCTGCTTTTTGAACATCTTTTGCCGTCAGTGTTAATGCTTTCGCAGTTGCAAACGGAACCTGTTTGCGCTGGATTCTGCTGAGTTGGCGCTCAACATCTCTAATATTTGATCTCACATCTATACTTACCATATCATCCTCTCTTTAATATGCTGCTTCTATATGTCGCTAAATGTCAATATATACTGCTATCTTCTTTTATCTTCGCTCATCTTCGGTTATCGTGTTCACTATATACAGGGTCGCTACGCTAAAAAAAGACCGCGCCTCGAATTACC